CCTCGATAATGGCATCTTTCAGTGCATCTGAGAATGGTTCAAACAGTGCATCGTATATTATGGTGCCAAATTCCGGGTTCTCCACCCTCTCGCCCTTACGTATGCTCAACCTGTTGATCAGGTCCTGTTTGGCCACTTCGAAGTCATACAGTTTGAAGTTCTTCTTGTCCGCCCTGGAACTGAAGCCTTTGAAGGTCACTTTACCGTTATTTGGATTTGCTGTGTCTCCGCCACCGTATGCCATTAGTTCAATCTCCTAAATTCAACATCCACCTTGCTGTAATCCACCATGTAGAATCCTGTGTCTGTCATTTCTCTCGCCCATGGAACTTCCTGTGCCATCACGCCCTCGTATGTCCCATCAGTGTGTTTGTATTTAAACGAATATATGTTGATGCCCGAGGGTGACTTGCCAATTAACTTGATGTCTTCCTTGAGTCTCACATCACTAAATCCTTTAAAGAAGGTACTTACTGCCGTTCCAATTCCACTGCTGGCTATGGAACTTCCCAACGAACCCAATGATGCGAAGGCCCCTGTTCCACCAAGAGAGATGCCCCCGACCGACTTCATCAACGTGGAGAATCCCGACGCCTGGAAGCTGGGACCATACCCGCTGTGTTTGAAGAATTTTGATGCCGTACTTGCTATGCTGGATGACGTTAACACGTTTGTGATGTTACCTGCCAAGACATTCTTGTACACGTTTGTGACCGTGCTTATGTCGTTTGCCACTGATCCTATGTTTCCTATGTTTAGGTTTCCTGTTATGCCCTGTACATTTTTCAACACGTCATTTAGACCTGTGCCATATACGTTTCCACTTGTCCCAAATTCATCTAAAACGTTTCCTGCTTTACTGCCGCCCAGTGAGAACAACTTCCCGGCATTGTTGACGAACACGTTGTCCTTGAACAACTGCACTGCACCAGATCCGGATATGCTTTCTATCACCTGGTTGGTCAGCTGTGTCGTTACATTGCTTTTGACACTGGCTATTGTGTCGTTGACGTTGAAGTTCTTCAACTTGTTGGATATGCTTTCTGCCTCGTTCCACGCCCCCTTGGCCTGATTTATCACGTTGAACGTCTTGTCATAGTTGTTTCCAACCTCTGCCAATATCTCTCGTGCCTTGATAGCACTTGTGGAATTGCCCATCCTTTCCTTTAGTATTCTTTCAAAATCAGCCTGTGCCTGTCCATCCCTGATGCTCTTGTGAGGATTAATCCTATTTTTCTGTTCCATGTACTCCACCGTTCCTGGTGTGCTGGACAGCCTGTACCACTGCTTGGTGTCCAGACGATCGCCCAGTGGATCCATGCTTGGTAGGTGTCCTTCCGAAGTGAAGGCCTTGAATCTTGGCATGGGTTCGTGTGTGACGAATCTGTGTACCGTGGTCTTTGTTTTCTTGGTGAAAGATTGCAGTGGTTCTATGCCCTTCTTGGCCAGTTCCACGTCTCCCTCGTCCCTGGGTGTCATTCCCACCTTGTCTGTGGTCAGCCATGTTGGCCCCCATGATGAGCTCGCACCTGTTGAGTTCATGTGTACCTGCGATCCTGCCAGGTGTATTGCTCCACCGGCTCCATGCAGTTGCACCCCTTCTGTGAATGATGATAATCCATCCCTTGCATAGTCCCTTATGGATCCTGCATGTGAGGCATTGAATATTCCCTTGTCTCCGAGATTGAACATGGCCGAGGCCGACTGTACCATGTCCGTCTCCGCACCCATCCTTATGGATCCCGCGGCGTGCATGTTTATGTTGGCATCACTGTGTAGGTTGAAGTCACCCTGTGTCCTGATGTTTATCCCACCCACTCCTGAGTAAAGATCTATCTTGCCATCTCGGTTCATCTCTATCCATGCGTTACCCGAACCATTGGCAATGTAAACTATGCCGTCCGTGTCATGCATCAGCAACTGGTGCCCGGAGGCCGTCCTCAATCTCGTCAATTGATTCGTTCCATCTACCGCACCATCGTCCATGGTGAATGTGTGTCCTGGTGTCCTGACAACGTAGTCAGTCGCTCCTGAATCCTTTGCACCTACCTGTTCTTTTGTTGTTCCTGTGTCTTTACGACCTGGTGTGCTTATCCCGAAAACTTGGCTTGGAGATTCTCTACGTGCCGAACTTGAAGTGTTACCCCTGATGTCATCTGCACCCAAACCTTGTTTTACAAGTATGTCAGCGAAAGGGTGTATGGGTTTTGGATGGGATTCATAATTGTTGTTTAGCAAGGCACGTTCTGACATCCTGTTCAGTTCTCCTGCAGGAACATTGTCCGATCCGTATGTTGATTTTTTATCTTCCTGGAATCCTGCATCTGCACCTTCGAATGTTCCATCTCCACTGTCGTGTGTGTTGGTACTGGATGCTATGCCCGGGGTCATGTGGTTAGTAAAAGGATCTTGTACACACCCTATCCAGAAAGCCTGATTCATCTTTCCTTCTGCGAATATGACCAATACTTTCGTTTCAAGGTCAGGTGGTACTGCCCAGAAGCCATAAGAGTGTTGGCTGTGTTCGTATTCTGTTGATCCCGGAATGTTGTGTCTTATTCCTTTGGCTCCGTAGAAAGGAGAAAGGTATTCGCAAGAGATCAGTTGGTCTTCCGTACCGTTGTCCGTTTGTGCCAGTGACGGTATCAGTACACTCAACCTACCCATCCTGGCGGGATCCTTGTTTCCCTTGACTGTGCCTATGTAAGGGCCTGGGTGTGATAATGCCCAACTCTGATCCTTACCTGGTGCCTTGGCAGTTGATGCGTCACCTTTCAAATAGTTGTGTAAACTCATTAGCCTAACCTTCCTTTAAATATGTTCTTGGCCTCTGTGTAGAGATCCTTGATCTTTCTTCCTATGTTAATTACTTCTGAGATTGCGCCGCCCTCAGATTCTAGGTATGAATTGTACTCTTTCTGTGTGGCTATTACAGACTGTTTATCTTTGTATCCGGTGACCACATACTTTGTTATAGGGTTGGATATGTGTACTCCCTGGTTGGGGAACCTTGTCAAATGCAACCTGTTGGTGTATTTGCCGCCGGACATGTTGTGGTCCACCTGTACTACCTTGTACAGTCCAGTGAACATGGCCTGCTCATTTGAAGCCATCTCATACACGCCACGCTGGGTGTCCACGTCTGTTGGCATCTTGAATTTCAACATTATTATAGGTTCTGCTAGATCTGAGTTGAAACATCTAAGTTTTGAATTCCATATGGACTCTAAGTTGCCCCTCCAGAAACCTATGTCCTTGTCCTGGCTTATCCCGTTACCCATAGCTTCGGGCTGTGCTGGTATGAACTGCGACTGTCCCAACCATGCCGGGTCTCCCAATATCTCCATCTTGATGTTGACCATGTCTGCCTGGGGGTGTGACAAATAGTCTACCAACTGATCAACCTTTCTGAAAGTTGGTCCTGTTACTCCTGGTGAATCTGATTTACTCAGTCCTGGCTCGAATGAATGCAGGAACGATTGGTCCTCCACATCTATATCAGGTTCATCAAACTTCTCACTTTCGCTTTTTTCAACTCTAATGGACCTGTCGTTGGATGAGTCAACGTCCTTCAGCTTGGTCTGGAAGTAGGAGTACTTGTAATCTATCGCAAGATCAAGTATGTCTATGTTCTCACCCGTGAACATGTAGTTGTAGGTCTTGTACACGAAATTCTTGAAATTCTGTCCTGTACTGACTCCAGGTATATTCAGTGAATAGGCATGTATCTTGTAGGGCGATATGACAAATTTTATAATCTTCTGATTTTTCTTTCTGTTGAAATCAAATCTTTCCTCTGGGATCACCTGCGTCCTGATCATGAAGTATTTGAAGTACATGTCTGGATTCTCTTTTTCGTTTGCTGTACGATCATACACACCTGTTGTTCCTGATTTTTTCTGTGTTTGCCTCAGCGTCGTTGCAACCTTAGTCTTCCATTCGTTGAAATTGATGTTGCTATGGTTTGGGTGTAACTTCATTATATTTTCCAGTATCATTGATATGGCCTGACCACTGTTGAATTTTAGCACCTGTACAGGTGCAGAGTCAACAGAGTTGGCATCAGCAAGTTGTTGTCCCATGCCTGCCTGCTCGATGCTGTTAAATTTTATGTCTAGGTCCTGGTCCGCTAATTCTTTGTCTATGGATATCACATACTTGTCCGGCAGGAGAACGCCTGCTGATGTCTTCTCTTCTTGGTTCTGCTCGTTCAATATAATCTCAAGTTGTTTGAGTACGGAATTCAGTTTCTTATCCTTCGGCACCAACGACCCAGATGATCTGGGAAAATTAAATCTGTTCACCAATGCAAATTCGTTGTAGGGTATTGCCTGTAGTGCGTATGTGGCTCCCCCTTGGTTCATTTCCAGTTGTACGTTGGTCAGTTTGACAGGGATAAGTCTCTTCATGAACTCCCCTTCCTTGGCTGTCGTCGCTTTTCCATTCGCGTCAAATCCCACGAACTCCACTGTCAGTAGATATGGTGCATCGATGTGGTCAAGATAGTTGTTGTTGGCCGCCGCCGCTCGCAGTCTCTCGAACAGGGTTATACCTGCCGGCTCCACGATGGTCATGTTTATCTGTGTCACCGATGTCAATCTTCTCTGCTCGTTTGGTCCGGGTATGGCTGTCATGTCCACTGACTGGAAATACATGTCTCGGTCCTTTGCAAATGTCTTCCTAGCGTTGTCCAATGCGTTGGCCAAATCCTTGTTACCGTCCGTGTGAAGATTGCCGTACAATGTACGTTTGTTATCAGCGTTCAGCCCTGTGCCTGTCCTGTTGTCGTTGGCTCCGCTTATGCCTGAGCTCTTGATTATGATGTCGTGTGCCGGGCCGTTTAAAAATTTTGTATCTTCTAGATCGGCCTTGCCCAATGCAGACAGGGTGAACAGTACATTGTACGAAGCGAACTTTTCCAGGGGGTTGGGATCAGAAACATCGTATACAAATGTCCGGTCATTTTCTATGGTCCTCTTGTTGGGATCAACCTCATTCGGTCCCCGTGGTGAAAATTTGTCAAATTTAACGTTAAGATTTGGTTTTGTTGCCATGGGTTATATCCCCAGGTCTTTGAGAAGATTTTCCTTCTTGGGCAACTGTATGGTCAC